TCTTGCTTGTAAGTTAGCATATTTTCGGACGGTCTGTCAAACTCGCTTAAATCCGGTTATTCCCGTTTATCGCCGTTTTTCGCGTCAATCCTACCACTTTTCACCGCTTTTCTCCGCTTTTTACTTTTTTTCCTCTCGCTTTCTTCTCAGTATTCCACACTCTCAAGGGATATTCTACCCACATCCACTTATATGTTTACACTGTCAACATTCACCCCATGACACGGCCTTGTCGATCGATTCATATTCCGGGCAGGGGGGGGGACCCCGAAGCGGTAGATCATCGCGGGAGGGGGACAATAAGTGAGCTCGAACATGTCCGATATAAAATGGTCTCTTTTTTCCGGGGGGAGTATCTATAGGGGGGGGTCTTGAGACAGAAACACCGGGGGTGGTTAGGCCCCGGCGTTCTGCGGTTTGGTACGGGCAACCGGCTTGTGGGTGGCAGGAGCCGGTGAGTAGATATAAGCACGGGGGCGAGGGACGGTCAATAATAAAACTTGACTTTTCGGGAAATATCGTGCTATAAGGCGAGACATAATTACGGAGGGTGGTATGGACAAAGAGATGACGATGGAAGAATGGAAGTCAGTGATGAATATTGTCGATGATGCCCCGATGTGTCCTGCTGACGTTTTGCTATCGACGATGAACAGCGGGGTCACGGTGGTTGGAACGAAGTTCAATCCGAATGATCCGTTAAAAAAAGACAGGCATGGATTGAGGCTTATCAGGGGAGGACTATATGGGAAATGAACTTCAGTTGACCGAAGACTTTAAGGCGCATCTCGAAAGCAGGAAGGAAGAACTGCTTGCCGAGTTTCAGAAGAAGGCCGAGGTAATAATCAATGAGAGCGGACTCGACAGTCTTCTCGATATGCCGGACTTCATCATAGCGGAATACCTGACAAATATTCTGAGGAACAATATTGAGTGCGTGAAGAAACTGTTCGCATGGAGGAGTAATGGAACCATCGGTTAAAGATATAAAACAGGCGAAGACCGGGATTGATAAAGGGTATAAGAAAAGCCAGAAGGATTTGCGGAAGGCGTACCGTGATGCCGCCGACAAGATCGTTACCGAACAGGTGAGGATGGTCGTTGACAACCTGAGAAAGCAACGGAACCGATACGCATGGATCGTGATGTTCAGCGTTCCATTGAATATCGCGCTTGCCGTTGTGGTGGGAATAATGCTGTACGGTGGGAAATGATGCTTGAGTTCAATACAAAGCTGTTTGAATCGAAAGCGCATCCCGGTCTTATCGAGATCGGGTTTCATTGTATTGAGCCGAGAAATGATTACGAATATTTGTCAAAGAAGCTGAATGAATATGAAAAGCAAAATGACATTGATAATCTCTATCAAGCGATTAAGAGTATTGCGGAAGAGGACTTCTTTGCGTTTTGCTTTTTTGTGCTTGGGCTTCCGGTTGACCATCCGTTCCTTATGGCGAGGATTTACGAACAGTGCGACGACCACGACCACACGATTGATCTCCATGCGCGTGAACACTGGAAAAGCACGATAGGATCATTCGCCCTGCCGTTGTGGAGAACGGTCAGAGACCCCGAAAACAGAACGGCGATATTCTCCTACAACCGAGGGCTGGCCCTCTCTCACCTTCGAATCATCAAGATCGAGATGGAGCAGAACATCATCCTTCAGGATGCATGGAGCGACATCTTCTACAAGAAGCCGAAGACGCAATCATCGAAGTGGAGCGAACACGATGGGCTTTACGTCAAAAGGGAAGGCAACTATCCTGCGGCGACCTTCGAGGCGTGGGGGCTTGTTGACAACATGCCGGTCGGCAAGCACTTTTCGGAAATGATCTTCGATGATATTGTCGATCCGAATACCGTCACGACACCGGGGAATATCAGGAAGGCCGTGACTGCCTTTCGCCTGTCAGACAATCTTGGGACACGCAGTTGCATCAAGCGGATATACGGAACGCGGTATAAGTTCAATGACCCGTATTCCGAGATAATGGATCACGCGGGATGGAAGACGAGAATACGCCCTGCCGAAGTCGATCATAACGGAGACCCGAAGCGTGGAGGCATCCCGGTCTATCTGACCGCGAAAGAGCTTCAGAAAAAATACGAGGCGCAGGGGCCATATATCTATTTCTGCCAGATGCTTCAATTCCCCGTTGACCAGCAGAATCAGACGCTTCACCCTTCATGGATTTCGAATTACTCTGAACTCCCAACCGGAAAACTGAACTATTATATCGTTGTAGACTCAGGCAAGAAAAAAAGAAAACTCGATTCGCTCGACATTCGGATCGACCCAAGCGTCATGTGGGCCTTCTGCGTTGACGGAGCGAGGAACACCTATATCCTCGATGGAGTCAGGGACAAGCTCGATCTCAGGGAGAGATGGGAAAAACTGAGGAACCTTGCGCAGAAGTGGGGGATCGTCGAGGTCGGATATGAGCAGTATGGGGCCATGAGTGACGTTCAGTACATGGAGATCGCCGGGCAGGAAGAAGGGGTGTATCTTCATATCATTGAGCTTGGCGGGAAGACACCAAAGACCGACCGCATCCTCTCGCTCGTGCCTGACTTTAAAATGCGGAAGATAAAATTTCCGAAAGGCGGAATCCTGTACGAGAGAACCGATGGCACGTTCGTAAACCTTGTCGATGAATTTATCAAAGAGGAATACGAGAACTGGCCCTTCTCGAAGAAAGACGACATGCTCGATTGTCTTGCAAGGAAGAACGACCCGAAGCTCGGCGTTGTCTATCCCGCTATTGACCATTATAAAAAACCGAAAACAAGAAAACAGCCAGACCCGTTCGATATTGAGAAGGACGATTTTGGCAACGAATATAATTCATGGGAGTTGATGTAATGAAAGAGAACGATGCCAAGACTGAGAATAAGGATATTATCAGCAGGATAATACAGCGGAGAAAAGACAGCGAGACAGACCTTGCCCTTTTTCTTGAAGGGATGCAGGAGTCGTTCGAGTTTTACAAGTCGAAACAGTATGACCCGAAAGTTGAAAGGGTTCTCAAGGCGAGAGGGCTTCCCTATCACGTCATCAACATCTGCAAGGAAGTCGTGAACACGATGTCAGGGTTCCAGCGACAGAACAGAACCGAGCCGGTCGTGAATCCAATCGAGGGAACCGACGAGCGTATTGCCGAGGTCATGGGGAGAACCGTCAAATGGTCGCTTGAACTCAAAAACAATAACAACGTGCCCTGTATGTCGTTCAAGGATAAGTCAATCGGGGGGCTTGGAGTCGTCTTTACCTATATTGATTTTTCAGAAGACCCCGTTAATGGCGACATCAGACTCAAGCATCTATCCCCATTTGATGTCAAGTTCGACCCGACACTCAAAGAAATGGACTTGTCGGACTGCCGATATATCATTTACGAGGGAAGACTCGAAAAGGAAGACCTCAAACGAAGGTTCAAAGAGCATAAAGACAAGATAAATGACATGGAGCCGAGCGATACGGTCGCCAACTTCTCCGGTGAAACGAGGACGACGAATAAAAAAGACCGTGGACTTCGCGTTACCGAGCATTGGTACAGGGAATTATTCGACGAAGAGTGCTACATGGACGACGAAACCGGGGATATTGTCGTCTTCGATGGCGATGAAGACGAGAAAGCGGCGTTCCTCGAGAACAAGAAGGTCGAATTTTTCACGAGGACGAAGAAAAAAATCAAACTTCAGATCGTCATTGAAGACAAACTGCTCGTTTATGACGATGATAACCCGTATGGCATTGATTATTACCCGTTCTCTTTTGACTTCGGGTACTACGATCCCGCAGTTGACGAATGGGAATTGAAACTCTGCGGCGATGTAGACCGATCCCTCAAGGATGTGAACAGGGAAAAGAATAAAAGGCGTTCGCAGATGTCGGCGATTGTGGCGAAGATGCCGCACAATGGGTTCTATGTCGAGGAAGGGAGCGTCGATGACGAAAACAAACTCGAAAAAAGCGGCGGCGTGGCGAAAATAATTCATTATCGCCGTGGTTTCCAGAGGCCACAACAGATCGAACCG